CGTTTTTTTATTACTACGATGGCAAAAACCCAAGCACAAATTCAAGTAGAAGGGCTGGTCATATAATGGTTAAAACTGCGACAAGCTACAAAGCAAAATATACTAATTTGGCAACGGCTGCTACATTCACACAAAACTTAACAAACAATTCAATTTTAGACGTACCGAGGGTATATGAAAATTATTACGCTGCTGGAAATAAGTTAGAGATAATTATAAATATTTTAGGTAGTGACGTAACTGTTTGGACAGGTTATTTTAAACCTTTCGAGCTATGCCGCTATACAGCCGTTTTGTGCGACTTTGTAAATAAATATGGGTGTTGGCAAAGGACGTGGTTTTTCGCAGCGTCTAACGATACATTCAGCATTGAAAACACGGAATACAATTTAATGCAAAGCACGTTCCCGAATTATAATACTTTAGAAGGTCAACGCAAAGTATTCAACACAACGGCAAAACGTAGCATAAAAGTAAACACGGACTGGGTAACTGAAAGCTACAATGATTTGTTGGAGCAGCTAATGACAAGCGAAAGAATATTAATAAACAGTTTACCCGTAAAGATTAACACGAAGTCAACGGAGCTATTTAAGAATATAAACCAAAAAATGATTAACTATTCTTTAGAGTTTGACTTTGCTTTCAATGCAATAAATAACGTAATATGAGGCAAGTACAGGTTTATATTGAAGGGCAAAAGATTGAATTATTTGAAGACGAACAAATTAATGTTACTTCGAGTGTTCAAAACATTAACGATATTTCAAAAGTATTTACTGATTTTTCGCAGTCGTTTACCGTACCAGCTTCAACGGTTAACAATCAAATATTTAAACATTTTTATCAATCCGATATTGGTGATCCGTTAGACCCTACGACGTTATTTGACCATAACATAAGAAGGAGCGCATTAATTGAAATTGACCTAACTACTTTCAGACGTGGTAAAATTCAGATTGAAAAGGCGAATGTAAAAAACGGAATGCCTGAAAATTACCAGCTTACTTTTTATGGCGAAATACGAACGCTCAAAGATTTGTTTGGCGAAGATAAATTAAACTTATTAGATTTAAGCAGCTTGGAATTTTCGTTTACTGCGAATGATGTTTACGACCGTATAACGGACTTAACAACTGATTACGATGTTCGCTATCCGTTAATTGCAAGTAATCGAGTTTGGGAATATAGGCAAGGTACTGAAGATGTAACTACTAATTCAAAAGCAATACACTACGATGAATTATTTCCCGCTGTAAAAATAAGTAGATTGTTTCAAGCAATTGCAAATGATTACGGGGTTACCTTTACGGGAAACTTTTTAACCGACCCGCGATTTAATCAAGTTTTTTTATACGGCAAAAATACAACGGAATACACTTGGATAAGCGAAGCAAGTAATATTGATATTGACCAAATAACGGCAACGGTAGTTGATCCGAGTTTACCCAACCCAGCGAATTACGTAGATATATACGGAAGCAAAATAAACATTGAAGAACTTTCTGGAGTTTATGCGCACATTATAAGCTTTGATATTTTAAGTCAATCGGTTGCGGGTACATGGTACATTGATATTTTTCAAGACGGTAATTATTATCAAACGGTTCAAGGTACTACGACGGGAGTTTTCGGAAATGTAACTTTCATAAACACAAGTGGCTTAGACACGGACGTAACTTTTCAATTACGTGCTGATGCAATAATGGACGTAGATATGAATATTATCTACCAAATAAACGGAAACAACGGTGTAATTAATTACGCTCAAATGAGTACGGTTACAACTTCGCTTTCAGGTAACGTAAATATAAATAACGTTTTGCCTGATATAAAAGTTAGTGACTTCTTTTCGGGTGTATTAAAAGAGTTCAATTGTACTTGCGTAGCTACTGATGTAAACACTTTTGAAATATTACCTTTAGAAGATTGGTATTCACAAGGCGCTATTGTAGATATTACACAATACACCGATGTAGATTCTATTGATATAGAACGAATTAAGCTATATAAAAAAATAGCTTTTAAATACCAACAAAGTGAGTCTTTTGCAAATAAGAATTACTTTAAAACATATAACCAACAATACGGAGATTTAGAATACCAATATAATTACGACGGCGACGAATACACAATTGAAGTTCCTTTTGAAAATTTATTGTTTCAAAGGTCAATAGATAATTCAGGTAACTACGCTATTTTCGGGTATACGTTAAACGAGAATTTTCAAGCGTACACGCCGAAGCCTATATTGCTTTATTTATACGGTGAAAGTGACCCTTTGCCGCATGACATTAAATTCTATACTGGAGCAACGCATTTAAACATTGACACGTTCGCTTTATTCGGTCAAGACCTTACCTATCAAAACACGAAATATAGTTTAAATTTCGGCGCTGATAATTCCGTTATTCATTTAGAAACAATTCAACAAGGTTTATTCGCTGAATATTATAGCGCATATTTATTTAGCTTGTTCAACCTTAAGAATAGGCTTGTTCACGTAAAGACGAATTTACCTGTTTCTTTACTTACAAACCTACAATTAAACGATCGTGTTATTATAAGAGATAAACGCTACATAATAAACGAAATGAAAAGCAACTTAAGTACGGGACAAGTTGACTTTAGTTTGTATTTAGACTTTCGACCAATTACAAGTGGTAAACCGTTAGTGCCAAGTTTTGACGCACAATGTTTAAACGTTCCTATTAAGTTTATTAACGGTGCGGTAAGTGCTACTATTACAACAACTTTTGGCGGCGTTACAATTACGCCAAGCACAATAACAAGTAGTGAAACAATTGTAGTTTGTATTCCTGAAAACACGAATACGCCTTCAAACATTTTAGCCGAAAATTCGGATAGCTTAATTACTGAAGAATTTCAAAACTTAATAACGGAAAATTCGGCAACGCAAGTTATAATTTTAACGGTTACCTATACTTTAAGCAACGGTCAACAAGTGGCAAACCAAATTACAATATTACAACAATGATACAATTAATTTTAGAACTATTAAAAGCTGATGATTTCTTCGGAGTGAGTGAAATAGTGGACGTGGCGAAAGGAAAACACGAACTAACGGGAAATATTAAAAAGATTTATAAACAAGAAAAGCGTAAACAATGGCTGAAAAAAGAACGATTGAATTAGAAATACAAGACAATAGCAAAAGTCTAAAAGCGCAATATAGAGAAGCCGTACAAGAACTTCAAAAAGTAAGTGCGCAATATGGTGAAACTTCAGAACAAGCCGTAAAAGCGGCAAAGGCTGCTGCTGAATTAAAAGACCAAATAGGATTCTCAAAAGACTTAGTTGAAGCGTTCAATCCCGATGCTAAATTTAAAGCGGTTGAAGGTGCGGTAAATGGCGTAATGAATGGATTCCAAGCCTTCACGGGTGGGATGGCTTTATTAGGTGTTGAAAGTGAGAAAGTAGAAGAAGCACTATTGAAAGTGCAAAGCGTAATGGCTTTAACACAAGGTATAAACGGATTGATGGAGGCGAGGGATTCTTTTAAACAATTAGGTATAGTTGCTGGAAATGCTTTAAAAGGAATTAGAAGCGGTTTAGCTGCGACTGGAATAGGTTTATTTGTAGTTGCTTTGGGTACTATTGTCGCATATTGGGACGATATTAAAGCGGCGGTAAGCGGTGTTTCTGACGAACAATTAAAACTAAATAAAGACGTAGAGAAACAGGCAACTGCTTCTAAAGATATTTACGAAAACGCACAATTACAAGAAAATAGTTTAAGGCTTCAAGGTAAAAGCGAAAAGGAAATTTTAAAAATAAGGCTAAATAAATTAAATACTTCAATAGCAGATGAAGAAGTACGTATTAAAGGATTAGAGGAAACATCAAAACTTGAAATAGCAGCCGCAGAACGTAACCAAGAAATAGCAGAAAACATTATTCGTTTTGCTTTAGAATCTTCGGTAATGGTTTTAAGGGCAGTTGCTGCTCCATTTGATTTATTAATTGAAGGTGCTAATAAACTTTCTGAAGCATTAGGATTTAGTAAAATAACAACTACAAATATAAATGCTGAAATTACTAAATTAACTCAATTGGGTGCTGAAGTAGGTAGTAAGTTTTTATTTGACCCAGCTAAAGTAAAAGCCGATAGCGACGCTACTATAAAAGAAGCTAAACGAGGATTAGCACAAATGAAGTCTGATAGGGATGGGCTGCAATTACAAATAAAACAAGGCGACCAAAACAGCGTTAACAATCAAGCAAACACAGCAAAAGAACAAATAGATATTACTCGTCAATTAGAAGATGAGAAATTACGTATAATGGAAGATGGCTTTGATAAAGAATATGCCATCTTAAAAGAGAAAAAGAAACGTGATAAAGAGGATGCTGATAAACAATTTAAAGAAGGTGTTTTAAAAAAAGAAGATTACGAAAAATTATTACTTCAATTAGATGAAAGTTTTGAAGCTGATAGGAAAAAATTATATGACAAATCCTTTAACGACAATTTAAAACAAAAAGATTTTACAGTTCAATCTTTAATTGACCAAAAGAAAACAGAAGCGGAAATTGAAATGGCTGCTTACGTTGAAAAAAAAGCGGTACAAAAACAACAAGACGAAGAAGAAATAGCAAGAATTAAACAGTTAAACCAAGACAAGTTAAAATTAGCAAAAGACGGATTACAATTAGTTTCAGATTTAGCGGATTTATTTGGAAGTCAAGACGAAAAGAAAGCAAAGTTAGCATTTCAAGTAGATAAAGCGGCAAAGATTTCAAGCGCTACAATAACAGGTTATGAAGCCGTATTGGAGGCGTATAAAACAGGGCAAAAATCACCGTTAACAGTTGCGTTTCCAGCCTATCCGTATGTACAAGCTGGACTCGCTGGTGCTTTTGCAGCCGTTAATATAGCAAAGATTGCAAAGAGTCAATTTAAAGCATCTGGCGGTGGCGGTTCGACTTCAAGTTCTGGCGGTGGTGGTGGCGCTGGTGCTGCTCCTATGACTGCGAACTTTAACACAATAGGTTCAAGCGGTATAAATCAATTAGCGCAATTACAACAAACGCCGACACAAGCCTACGTAGTGAGTGGCGAGGTAACAAGCGCACAAGCCTTAGACCGAAATAGAGTACAAAACGCAACATTATAAGTTTAATAGTTATGGCAAAAGTTGAAATAATAGAACTACTAATAGACGAAACAAAATTAGAAGCTGGTATTAATGCCGTTTCAGTTGTTGAAAGTCCAGCGATCGAAGAAAATTTTATAGCGTTAAAAAAGCATGAAGTTGAACTAAAAGAGGTTGACGCTGAAAAACGAATTTTGATGGGTGCGGCTTTAGTGCCTAATAAACAAATTTACCGTAGAAACAAGGACAAAGAATTTTACATTTACTTCAGTGAGGATACGGTACGCAAAGCAAGTGAATTGTTTTTAATGAGAGCTAATCAAAACAACGCCACCTACGAACACGAACGCAAAATGCTTGACGGGATGTCGGTTGTTGAAAGCTGGATAATTGAAGATGAGAAACAAGACAAATCAGCAAAATACGGATTCAATTTACCTAAGGGAACTTGGATGATTTCAATGAAAGTAAACAACGATGAAATTTGGCAAAAGGTAAAAGATGGCGAAGTAAAAGGATTTAGTATTGAAGGTCACTTCGTAGATCAATATGAAATGAGTTTACAACAAAACGAAGAAGACGAAATAATAGCATTCCTAAAAGAAATACTTGATACTAAATTAGAAACGTATAACGACTATCCTAAAGAAGCAAGCGAAAACGCAAAGATAGCATTACGCTACGCTGAAGAAAACGGTTGGGGTGACTGCGGTACGCCCGTAGGAAAAGCACGAGCCAACCAACTTGCAAACGGCGAAAATATAAGTAGGGAAACAATTTCACGCATGGCTTCATTTGCGCGTCACAAGGAAAATTCACAAAAGGAATTAGGGGACGGCTGCGGTCGTTTAATGTGGCTTGCTTGGGGTGGTGATGCGGGCATTGAGTGGGCGCAAAGAAAGTTAGAACAAATAGATAATAAATAAATGAGAACAGCAAGTAAAGTTAGTCCCCGTGGTGGTAAACGTGGGTGCCTATGTAAAGACGGAAAATATCACAAAGATTGTTGTGACGGTAGTTTAGAAGCGCAAGGGATAGGCAAAACAGCCAGCGTAACGCCGCAAAATGTAACGATAACAGATAACAACGGAGTGCGCACGATAGTACGTCAAAACGGCTAAAAAAGGAACAAGTAAAAATTTTAAAAGTTAATAAGTTATGAATACACTAAAAACAGTTTTCGGAAAACTATTCAAAGAAGAAACACAATTGGCTTCGCACGAAGTTGAATTGGCTATTGCTGACAAACTAAAAATAGAATTAAAAAAATATACTGCTTTAATTTCACAATCGGGAAAAGATTTAGATAATTATTATACTGCTATAAGAGAAATTGAAAAAGTAATTACTCAATTAAAAGGACAAGCTTCTAATGTTATTAATATTGCAAAAGAATTAAGAAAACAAGAAGATTTAGTAAGTTCAGAAATAGAAACAGTAACTAAAAAAGTTAATGAAGCTAAAAGTGAATTAGGTATAAATATTAATATCAATGAATTAGTAGACTTAGGTTCATTACAATCTTCTAACACACTTTCAACAAGAATACAAAGTGATGCAAATGCTTATCTAAAATATGTGAATACTTTGCAAAAACCAACAATTTAAAATAAAATAAAAATGAAAAATAGCCTAATCAATCAAATCAAAACTTTACTTGGAATGGAAGTAAAACTTGAACAAATGAAACTAATGGATGGCGTAACAGTTCTTGAAGCTGATATGTTTGAAGCTGGTAACGAAATTTTCGTAGTAACGGAAGACGAACAAAAAATCCCCGTGCCAGTAGGTGAATACGAAATGGAGGACGGTCGTATGTTAATCGTTGTTGAAGAAGGAATTATTTCCGAAATTAAAGAAAAGGTTGAAGAAGAAGAAGAAGTAGAAGTTGAAGAGCCTATCGAAGAAGAAGCGAAAAAAGAACAAGAAATGGAAACAGCTAAAAGCGCTCCTAAAAAAGTTGTTGAAAGCACAATCAAAGAAAGTTTCTTTTCGGAAATTGAAGCA